CGGACAGTCTTGGATTGAATTAGGCAAAGAAGGCACTCTTGATGTTTTTGCTACCAACAGTGTTAATGTTAGAACCAACGGAGATATAAATTTCCACGCTGACAGAGATATTAACATGTATGCTGCTGGAAATCTAAACATGGCTGGGAATGTCCACACTTCCATTGAAAGCAGAGGCACACTGAGTGTAAGAGCCGCAGACAACATAAACTATTACACAGAAAAAAACATAGAAATTCTAGCAGACGGAACAGTGTCAGTGGTCAGTGATCAAGAAATGAGCATCAAAGGCAAGGCTAAACTTGACCTTAACAGTGATGGCATTGTTTATATGCAAACCAACGGTAGTTTGCCTGCTCCTGAAGTAGAACCTTTGCAGATTCTAAAGTATCCTGATGTTAAATTCAGTGCCGAAAATGGCTGGACAGAAGCAGAAGACAAATTTGAAAGCACTGTGAGCAGAACAACCACTCATGAGCCTTACCCATCGCACAATCAAGGTGTAGACGTTGTTACCAGCATTATGACAGAACAAGAAACACAAACACCCACTCCATTACCAGATGTTACTGTGAGGGTTGAATAATGGCTGGCAAAAAGTTTGAATTTCAAATTGTAGGCAAAGACGGAAATCCTAAAACTGTGGTCATTGAAGGCAGTTGGAGCCTTACACGCAAACAAGCAGAAGCAGTGTTCAAACAACAATATCCTACATTAATAAGTGCAAACACCACCCCAGGTTCAAACTTGGCAAACAGTGCATTGGCTGGTGTACCAGGATTGCCCAGCGGTACTGCTCTGCAAGGTGTTGGAGATATATTAAATAATGCAGATGTTACATCAGCATTGGGTACAGTAAGCCAGGCTGTAAACCAACTACCTCCTAACTTGATGGACACAGGAGACTTTGTCACACAAGTTTCAAATATCAAAGGTGTTGCAAAAAGTCTTGACACACAACAAACACAAGCAATTATGGCTCAGGCAAGTAAAACGCTTGGTACTAATGCAAACACTGTGAGTTCTTCATTGGGAATAGGCAAGTATGGATTTACTCCTGAGAAATTAGAAAGTCAAGGATTTCTCAAGCCTGGCACCAGCAAAAAATATTTACAGTTCGGCGAACCTGCTACTGTGACATCAGCTGACGAAATTGCAGCACAAGCCAGTGGCGGAACTTTAACAGCTCAACAAGCGGCAGAAACACGACGAGTAGAAAGTTTGTTAGGCAGTCCTACAATTTGGACAGGCAAAGACGGAGCAAACAAACTTTCAGACATTGTGGGCAATGAAAAATTGCAAAGTAAAATGCAACAAGAAATGCTCACTGACGGACTAGGCTTGATGCAAGAAAAAGGTTTTATCACTGGCAACGAAAGCTCAGAAAATCTCGGAGCACTAGCAAGTGCGGCTGCCAACGGTACCCCTGAGCAACTTGAAGCATACCTCCAAGGAAACACCAACATCCCCACTGAGCTTAAAACCAAACTAGATCAACTATCAGCTGGCGGAAGTTTCAGTGTAGACTTTGTAAAAAGCAAACTACCGCCTGAGATTAAAAAACCAGAGTTACCTCCAGCATTTGTAGACACTGTTAAAAGGCAAAGTGTTGAAATGCAAAGAGCAGCATTGTCTGTGAATGATAGAATCAGCAGTTACAGTTTTGGTGAAGGATTAGGCGAACCTATAACTGTAACCAAAGCAGACAAAGACAGAGCCAAAGCACTGAATGCTCAAGGAAAAAATATTACACCAGAAGCAGTAGCATCACTGCGTAATGCTCAACAGGTATACGGCGGTATACAGGGAGGAGGTTTGTCCAGTCTGCTCGGCGGTGCTGGTGATTTACTAGGACCTTTGCAAGGAGGACTAGGTGATGATTTACTGGGCACAGCAGAATCTTTGGGCGGAGTACTAGACGGAGAAACTGCACAACAATTGGCAGGTATTTCGCAAGACATTTTTGCTGCTTCAGCTGAAGGCGGAGCAGAATTTAATATTCCCAACGAGCTATTTTTATCAGCTGGTACAGGAGGATTCGAAGGCGGTCTTGAAGGATTGCAAAACAAAGTAGCTGAACAAACCAAAATTGTAGAAAACGACATAACACCACTTGTAAGCAGTTTACAAAGCAGAGTGGACACTGGAGAAACTTTCAAGGCAATCAACCCAGGCAATGTGTTTGGAAGCAATAGTGTTACTTGGCAAAAAACTTTTGATAGAGCAGTAAACAAACGCGACTTGTTTCTTGGGTACAAAAAATTTGCACTCAAAACCGAACCATACAACCAAGCTACTATAGATACCATTGACACACAAGTATCTCAGTTGATTGCTTTGATAGTGCAGTTAGAAAAAATAAGGCTCAAGGCCATTGACAATTCTAACCGTGCTTGATAAGCGGTAAATACAATATGACAACTTTTATTGGATACAACACACAAGGACAAGACAGACAGTTTACTTTAACTGATTTTGAACTTATCAAAAGAGATTTGTTAAATGCTTTCAACATTCGTCAAGGCGAACTTCCTGGCAAACCCAGTGTGGGATCAGGTTTGTTGGATTTGGTATTTGAAAACCAAAGTCCTGAAGTTGAAGCAGCTATTCAAAACGAAATCAAACGAATAATCAAACAAGATCCTAGAATTGCACTCAAAGACCTACTGTTATATCCTCAAGAAAACGGCATCCTTGTACAATTGGAGATTGACACTGTTAATGGAGTGAATGGAGCTCAGATTGCAGTACTGTTCGACGAACGTTCACAACAAGCAGTTTCGGTATAAAATCACCAATTTTTTCAAATACTAAATACTTGAACAGGATATACTATGGCTAAGACCACAAGACAAACCGCAGTTTTTGGCGTAGAGGATTGGAGAAAAATCTATCAAACCTATCGCGAAGCTGACTTTCAAAGTTATGATTTTGAAACACTACGTAAAACATTTGTAGATTATCTACGACAGTATTATCCTGAAAATTTCAACGATTACACTGAAAGCAGTGAGTTTGTAGCACTGCTAGACGTAATGGCCTTTATGGGCCAAAGCGTAAGCTATAGAACAGATTTAAACGCAAGAGAAAATTTCCTAGATACAGCAGAACGCAGAGACAGTGCAGTACGACTTGCACAGTTAATTGGTTACACTCCAAAAAGAAACACAGCCGCAAGTGGCTACCTCAAAGTGCAGAGTATCAGTACCACAGAAAACGTTCTTGATTTCAATGGAGTCAATCTAGTAAACAGTGTAATACGTTTCAATGATCCAACCAACAACGATTGGCAAGAACAGTTTACTGCAATTCTTAATGCCGCATTTGTTGATACTCAAAGAGTTGGACGTCCTGCAGATACCAAAACCCTACTAGGGGTAGCCACAGATGAATACACTGTGCAACTACAAGCAGGTTTACTGCCAGTTATTCCTTTTCAAACCACAGTGAATAACACAACTATGAATTTTGAAATTGTTAGTGCTACCACAAGAGGACAAAATTATGTTTATGAACCTAGTCCACGTCCTAACAGTGCTTTCAATATATTGTATAGAAACGATGGGTTAGGTTTTAACAGCAACGACACTGGTTGGTTCCTGTACTTTAAACAAGGCACTCTGCAAAATCAAGATTTTGCACTCAGTGAACGTGTTAGCAACAGGGTTATCAATCTCGGCCTTGAAGGTGTTAACAACAATGATATCTGGTTGTATCAATTAGACAGCAACGGTAATATTGAGTATGAGTGGCAAGAGACAGAAAATATCTATCTTGAAAATACCAACAACAACGAAGCTACTGTGGCAAGAAGAATATTCAGTGTAACCAGTAGAGCCAACGATGGAGTCAATTTCAACTTTGGTGACGGTATTTTCAGCAGTATTCCTGTTGGTGTTTTTCGCAGTTATGTAAGACTCAGCAATGGGTTAACCTATACAATTAGCCCAGATGATATACAAAATGTTCAAGTACCTGTGTCCTATATCAGTAGATCAGGACGCACTGAAACATTGACATTTACAGTTAGTCTCACTGACCCAGTTAACAATGCTCTTGCAAGAGAAACATTGGATGATATTAAACTGCGAGCTCCTGCAAGATACTATACTCAAAATAGAATGGTAAACGGCGAAGACTACAACAACTTCCCGTATACACTTTATAGTTCTATTATCAAAAGCAAGGCAGTAAATCGAACCAGTTTGGGTATCAGTCGCTATTTGGACCTCACTGATCCTACCGGCAAGTATTCAAGCACAAACTTGTATGCCAGTGATGGATTGATCTATAGAGATAATATTCTAGACACATTTACTTTTTCCTATGACGATGTCAACGACATCACGGACATAGTGGTTAACAGAGTTGAACCAAAGTTGCGTGGACGTCCAATGCAACATTTCTACTATGACAAAGATAATTTTCCAAGATTAGAACTAGAAGCCACTGGTAATTTAAATGTGTTGTGGAACTATAGCACAACTTTAACCAACGAAACCACTGGATATTTTTATAGCACAATCACTGACGCAGAAGTATGGACCAATACCACAAGTTGGAATGCAGGAGTTACTGTGTTGGTTAGTTCAGGTGTTAACCAAGGATATTATCAAAGCAAAACAGCAGTACCGGCTGGTATAGCAATAACCAACACTGGATATTGGGTTAATCTTAATACCACCACTGGTCAGCGTTATCAACCAGTTGGGCAATATGCAGACAATAATCAAAAATATGTAACGGTAGGAAGTTTGGTTAAGTTTGTTGCTCCCAGTGGACAATATTTTGATCGCAACAACAATCTTCAAAATGGATCTGCTACACTGCCCGATGACAAGAATTTTATTTGGGCAACTATCACATCAGTTGTACTAGACGGCACCAACTTTAACCAAGGTAATTTGGACGACGGAACGGGTCCTGTGACTATTTCAAGATTTATTCCAACTGGTGCTGTCGCTGATAGAGTAATTCCACTGTTTGTAAGTGACTTACCCGCCAGCATTGAAAAAACAATGATAGAACAGGTTCAATTAAACAGAAACTTTGGTATTGGGTATGATTATCTTAATGCACAATGGTATGTAATTACAAGCACTAATTTGAGTTCCAGTAACACATTTAGTTTAACCAATGCCAAGAGTCAAGCCGGAACAAATCAAGATGCTAGTTGGTTGGTGAAGTTTACCACAGACGGCGAAATATACAGTGTTAGATCCAGAAGCCTCAACTACTACTTTAGTAGTGTTATTGAAACACGTTTCTTTTTTGACGGTGATAGAAAAATCTATGACAGTAGATCTGGTACAGTAATTGACGATTTTGTAAACATTTTAAAAATCAACAACGCTCCACAAAGCAGCAGTCCGCTTAACAACGACATTGGTGTAGACATTATTGATCAGCCTATTACCAGTGACGGTTTTGTAAATGATTTTGTTGTTACAGTTAGTTACACTGACAACAACAGCGATGGGTATGCAGACAACCCAGACTTCTTTGACGAAGTTGTAAATCCTGACAGCACAGATGTTGCGACAAGAACAGTGTTCTTCCAAGAAGTCCAAGATTTTGATAATCTTGTAAGAGATTTAGCGTTGGCAGAAGGCACAGTGAATGCTACCTATGCCACCTTGGATGATATAGAACTTGTAAAAACAAGATTTGTTGAAGGGCAAGTGTTCTATGCATACACAGATGATAAATTTTATACACTGTCTATAGATGCAAATGGTGCAAGAACATTGATCCTTGACACCACAGGCGAATACAGTCAAAAAACTGGTCGCGGAGGACTGTACTTCCAGTATAGACACAACAGTCCAAACACAAGAAGAATAGATCCCGCATTCAGCAATACCATTGATATCTACGTTGTGACCGCAGGGTATTATCAAGATTATTTAAATTATATCAATGACACCACTAACACTGTTGCAGAACCTACTCAGCCAAATATTGATTCATTGACCACTGAATACAGTAAACTACAAGATTACAAAATGATCAGTGATAACATTGTGTTAAACAGTGTCAAGTTCAAGCCGTTGTTTGGGGAAAAAGCCGAAACAGAATTACAAGCAACAATTAAAGTTGTTCCTTTACCAGATGCAGTGGTAAGCAGCAGTGAAATTAAAAGCAGTGTGCTAGCACAAATAGACAATTACTTTGACATTGACAAGTGGGAGTTTGGACAAACATTTTATTTCAGTGAACTAGCAGGATATTTGCAACAACAGTTGGGAGACATAATAAGCAGTGTTGTGTTAGTACCCAATGACAGTACCAAGTCTTTTGGAGATTTATACGAATTGAGATCACAACCAAACGAAATATTTGTTAACGCAGCACAAGTAAGCGACATTGAAGTTGTTACCAGTTTAAACAGTGTAACATTGAGATCAGGAACTGCTAATGCTAGTTCCACACTAACGTCAAGCTCAGATAACACAACTACTACAAGTGTGTCAAGTGTGTCAAGTGGGTCAAGTGGGTCAAGTGGATCCGGTAGTGGAGGTTACTAATGGCAGTAACACCAAGTAAACTTCTCCCACAAATTTTCCAAACTCCTGCTAACAAAAAATTGCTTGCAGCAACACTGGAACAACTTACCAGCGAACCTGAATTCAAACGTGTTGAAGGATTTATTGGACAACGCAGCGGCGAAGGAATTGATGCTTCCGCATTGTACATACAAGAGCCTAACAAGCAACGCAGCGACTATCAACTTGAACCCAGTGTTGTTTTTCTCAAAGATGATACACAAACAGCAAGAGACATTTTAACTTATCCTGAACTATTAAACACAATAGGCAATCAAGGCGGACCAACTCAGCGTCCAGATCAACTTTTTAAAGCACAGCGTTATAGTTGGGATCCGTTTATTGATCTTGACAAATTTAGCAACTTTAGTCAATACTATTGGTTACCAGATGGGCCAGACAGTGTAAATGTTGCGGCTGCAACAATACCTCTTAGTAATAACTTTGATGTAGGCAACGAATTGCTTGGCTACACTTTCACAGGCGTTAGCGGAGAGAACCCTGATATCACACTGGTTCGAGGCGGTAGTTACACATTTGATATAAATCAAACAAATCAATTTTGGTTACAAAGCGAACCGGGTACGTCTGTCTACGACAAGAAAATAATCAACGTAGCAGCAGAGATGTTCTTGGAGCAGTGAACAACGGAACTAACAGTGGCACAGTGACATTTAATGTGCCGCGTAAAACTGCTCAACAGAATTTTATGGACATGCCAGAAGTAGCGGCAGCTGACCTAGCAACTACATTAAAGTTCAATGAAATAGATGGCGTTTTTGTCAGTGACTTGATAAACAACGGAGGAATTGATGGCATTGTTGATCTAAACAATCGTACAGTGATTTTCCTAGATCAAAGCAACAGTGCAGAACAAGGTGGCTGGTTTATAAGACAAACGTTTGATAGCGTGTACAGAACCACTGACAGTGGCACTCCTGATCCTCTAGACGGAGCATTGGGTACGTTCGATGTACCAACTTTTGATAGGCATCAAGCAATCACAGACATTGACCAGAGATATGGTGTTTGGCTGATCAGTTACAATTATGATGAGAATGGCGAAAATCCTTATATTACGTTAAGTCCAAGTAGAAGTGTTGCTAAATTAAACAAGATACAGGTTTTGTTTGGTACTACCAATGGTAACTTGTACTTTTACAGAGACAGTGACAATTTCTTCAAAGAACAACCTTTGCTTACAGCAAGCCAAGATATAATTTACTATCAAGATGGAAGTGATGCTAACAAATTTGGTAGGTTATTGTTGGTAGATCAAGAAGGCGAACAAACTCTTGACATTAACAACATACTAGGTCAACGAACATATACCAGCCCTAATGGAGTCGTGTTTACCAATGGACTAAAGGTAATCTTTAGAGGAAACACCATACCTAGCAGTTATGAAAATCAACCTTATTATGTGTATGGTGTAGGTGAAAGCATTGAACTGATATCGGTGGGCGATTTTGTTACCCCGGAGCAGTATACGAATAACAAATTAGATAGTTTTGATCTTCAAGGATACGACAGTTTCCCTTATGACCAAGCTATAAATCAACCTCTTGATTTAGATTATATCACAATAAGCAAACAAAGCAAAGACCTAAATCCTTGGACACGTAGTAATCGCTGGTTCCACATTGATGTTGTACTTGCCAGTGCATCTTATAACAACACTGAAGCAAATCTTGAAAATTTTGAAAGAGCAAAACGTCCTATAATTGAATTCCGACCAGGAGTTCGATTGTTTAATTTTGGTACCGAGAGCAAAGCACCAGTTAATATAATTGACACTGTAGCAACAGATGCCTTTAGTGATATTAACGGACAAGAAAGTTATACTGTTGATGGTTATAACTTTATAACCGGCACCAGAGTAATTTTTACAGCAGATACCGATGCTGATGTAAGAGATAATATCTATGAGGTACAATTTGTAGATCTAGCTGCTCAAAGTCCTGTTGTAAAAACCTTTGACGGCGACGGTAGTACCGTAGTATTTGATTTTGGTGACTCAAGTCCTACTGCCAACGATGGTTTGGAAATTACCAGCACAGGGCAACTGTTGGTTCAGGTTGACGGTGAAACATTTGACATCACAGAAGACTATACGCTTGATCTTGACACACAAGAAATTACATTTACGACAGCACCATCAGAAGATGCTCTTATCAGATTAACCAGACAGCAAATAATTAACCTGGTACCCACTGCTGATACACAAGTTTTTACAGATCAGAATGTTGTTGCTCTCAATGGATTAACAGGCAAAGGCAAAAGTTACAAGTTTGATGGTACCGATTGGCAGCTGACCCAGCAAAAGACCAGCACAAATCAATCACCACTGTTTGATATTTTTGATGCAAACAATAATAGTTTCAGTGATACCACAGTGTATCCTAGTACTACATTTGTCGGCAACACATTATTTGAATACGGAAGAGGAACCGGAGCAGATGACCCTGAATTAGGATTCCCTCTCAAATATCTCAATATTAACAATGTTGGTGATATTGTTTTTGAAAACAGTTTTTACAAAGATACATTTATAAATGTTGTTAACAAAGAAAGTGTAGTCAAAAGAGTCAGCGATGGTTACGTGCATCAGTATAGTGCAAGAACAACTTACAGCAGATTAATTGGCTGGCAAACCAGTGTAAACGAATTAAACAACACACAAATAATTGCCAAAACTTACAGCACCGAAAACCAATTTTTTGTTGATGTTCTGCCAGATCTAACCACTAGCATAACACCTATTAAAGTGGTAGTGGACACCGATTTCATTGATCCCGGTCAGTACACCTATACATTGGATAGGGATAGAAATAGAACCTACTTTACATTTGTAGATGAACCTGCTAATGGCACTGTGGTTACCGTTAATATTATAAGTAACCAGATCAGTGAAACTGGATATTATACTGTACCTGAGAATTTGGAATTCAATCCATTAAACGAAAACAGTTTAGAGTTTACTCTGGGCACAGTACGTAAACACCTAAACAGCATTGGTAGAAACCTACAAAACATATCCGGTAATATTAATGGACGCAACAACCTGCGTGATTTGGGTAATATAATACCTTACGGTGACAAGTTGATTCAGCACAGCAGTCCAATGTGCTTCCAAGGTATATTCAGTAGAAACGATACGCTTGAGATACAGCCTGCATTGGAATACAGTGCAGTTGAGTATGAAAAATTTAAAACACAAATTCTGGATATTTGGGCTAGAAACGAATTCCCAACTGAAACTATTCCACAAATTGTAGACAAAATAATAGGTTTATATGCCACTGGTCGCAACAAAGACGGAGCCTTTTTCTGGACAGACATGTTGCCCAATGGTCCATTCACCACAACTACCTACACAGTGAGTCAAATAAGCACTAATGATTTTGACCTAGTAAACAGTTATGATTTTAGCAAAGCCAGCTACAAAGGTATATTAATTTACCTAAATGGTGTACAGCTAATAAAAGACAAAGATTACACCATTGAAAACAATCAACCAAGAGTAACAATTACTGCTACATTGAGTGTAGGTGATACACTGGTTATCAATGAATATGCTGAAACTTTTGGAAGTTACATACCAGCCACTCCTACAAAACTCGGCTTGATGCCAAAGTATCAACCGCAAAAGTACGTGGATAACACTTATGTAACTGCTCAAACAGTTATTCAAGGGCACGATGGCAGTATTACAACAGCTTACAACGATGACAGAGACGACATTATTCTTGAAATAGAAAAACGGGTCTTCAATAATATAAAAACCAGCGGAGCTATTCCATTGGTAGAAGCTGATATTGTACCAGGAGAATTCAGAGACACTGGTTATTCGCTTCAACAAGTTACAGAATTCTTAAGTCCTTTGCTGTTGAAGTGGACAGCTTACAATAGATTAACACTAAAAACACAAAACTTTGATCAAAGCAACAAATTTACCTACAATTATAGCAGTAGCACAGGAAAATTAGACAATGAACTACTGTTAGGTAACTGGCGTGGTATTTACAACTACTACTATGACACTGACACTCCTAATTTAACACCCTGGGAAATGCTGGGTATTACAATCAAGCCAGACTGGTGGGAAGATGCCTATGGTCCTGCTCCTTATACCAGTGGGAACACAGTGTTATGGACAGATCTCAGCAATGGGTTGATTGATGATCCTGCTGGTTCTAGCACAGTGGACAAATACAAACGCCCTAATCTTTTGAAAGTTATTCCAGTGGATGCACAAGGTAATCTTCTTGATCCATTGTCAGTGTTGGTTGGACAATATGACAGTAACTCTTTTGAGAAGAATTACGTGGTAGGCGATCAAGGCCCAACTGAAACAGCTTGGCGTAGAAGCAGTAGTTATAGATTTGCTGTAGTACAAATGTTTGCGGCTCTTAGACCCAGTCAGTTTTATGGTTTGTGCATCGATCGCGACATCTATCAGTATAACACAGAATTTAATCAATATCTAGTTAACAATCGAGGACGTTTTGATGTACAGGACGTGGTGGTTTATGGCAGCGGTACTGCAAAACATAGTTACATTAACTTTATCATTGATTTCAACAAACGAAGAAGCATAAATGCTGCAACTACTATTTCTAATTTGGTTAATAACTTTGATGTTAGGTTGGCATATAGAATGGCCAGCTTCACCGACAAAACCTATATTAAATATCTCATTGAGAAAACCAGTCCAAATAGCAGTAACACCAGTTTCTTGATTCCAGACGAAAGTTTTACGCTTTTAAAGCACAGAAACCAAACCATACAAAAAGTATCCTACAGCAGTGTATTAGTGCAAAGAACAAGCACAGGTTTTGCAGTGTTTGGCAACAGTATTGAACGTCCAAATTTTGAAATACTGGTAAGTGCTGTTGATAGCAATTACAAAACCATCACAGTAGATGGCGATACCTACAGAATAAATTCAAGCTTCTCGGATCGTATTAGCTTGGTGCCTTATGGATTTGAATTCCGTACCAGAACAGGTGTTATAGATTTCTTAAACTCCTATGGCGAAAGATTGGCCTACAATGGATTTATCTTTGATGCAAACAGCAACGGTATTGAATTAAATTGGGATCAAATGATAACAGAATTTGTAACCTGGAGCAATCAAGAATGGGAACCAGGTGCTGCAATTAATTTGAATCCTGCCGCAAAGCAGTTGCGAATCAACCGTCCAATACAGATTGCAAGAAATATTTTCCTCAAAGAAAATAGATTTTTAGATGCCAACCTTGAGCCTATAAGCAACAGAGATTGTGTAGTTGATAGATTTGACAACGAAATTACGGTTAGAATGCTCAATGAAAAGTTGATCGGTTACATTGAATTTGAATTCGCTAACACTGAACATGTTGCTGTGTTTGACAACAACACTGTATTCAACGATTTGATTTACAGACCAGTTACTGGCGACAGACAAGACAGAATGAAACTAACTGGTTTAATAAATGGCAATTGGAACGGCGAAGTTGACATACCTGGTTATTTCCTAAACGAAGACAACATACAAGAATGGCAGCCGAATATCAAGTATAGCAAAGGCGAAATAGTTGAATTCAAAAATCAATACTGGAGTGCCAGCAAAATTATTCAACCAAGTGCAACTTTTGTGTATGATGAATGGATACAAAGTGACTATAACAGTATAAGCACAGGCTTGTTGCCTAATTTGGCTACAAGAGGCAAACAATTGTCTGAATATTACGATAACAAGCAGGTTGTTTTGGACAGAGATGCTGATTTGTTAGCCACAGGCTTGATAGGGTTCCGTCCAAGAACTTATATGACCAATATCAATCTTGACGATGTTAGCCAAGTAGGAATCTACAGTAGTTTTATTGCAAATAAAGGAACGATACCTACAGCAGAACTGTTCCGTCAAGCAGATTTAGAAAAAGAACAAGCTGAGTATAGAATATTTGAAAACTGGGCTCTTAAAAGAGCTGAGTACGGTGCCAGTGATAATCGCAGTTACTTTGAAATATTGTTAGAACCAGAGCTGTTAGCCACTAATCCAAGTGTTGTTAGTGTTATTCAGCCGGGCGAAACAATAGAAAGTAATCAAACAGTTTTTCTCAATGATTTGTACAAAACCAGCAAGCAATATGCCAATACCAATTTACTACCTACAACTTATAGCACATTAAGAGGATTCCCAACCGCTGGTTATGTTAACAGTGAAGATGTAGATTTACAAGTGTTTGATAACAATGCATTCCAGAATATATCTGTAGGCAATGTGCAAGCAGGTACAGTGGTATGGTTGGCAAAGAAAAACAGTTACGATTGGAACATTTATAGAGCAACTAGAAACAGTGCAAAAATAATACAAATAGACGACACTCTTAGAGGACTGTTAAAAATTACATTTGACAACGAACATGGTTTACAAAAACAAGATTTATTCTGTATAAAGTATTTCCAAACAAATCTAAACAGTGTGTACAGTGTTTTAGAAGTAGATAACCAATTGCAAGTAACAGTTGAAGGCACAATCAGTGGCACCGAACCAACAGTTATAGGAGATGGTGTTTGCTTGTCCTTCAAGAGTGTTCGAGTCGAACAAGCATCTGATATTGTAGATTTAAGTTTCCAAAAAAATCTAGTAACAGGCGACACAATTTGGGTCGATAAAAACAACAGTGGGCACTGGACTACCATACAAAAGAACGAACCTTATACTTCTCTCAATGCTAGTTTAACAGCCGAAGCAACAAGTGACAATCAACAATTTGGACACAGCATTGCACAAACTGTAGACAATCTTTTCAACTTAGTAGGTGCAGCCAATTATGGTAACACTGGTGCAGTAATAAACTTTGGCTTGTTGGAAACTGGAGAATACAGCCAGAGTGATGTAATTGATCTTGATGATTACACCAATGCAGCTAACTTTAATCAATTAGGATTTACAACTAATATAGGTCAAAGCCAATGGGCAGTAAGTGGAGCACCTGACGAAGGGGACACTGACGGTGTTGCATTAATATTGAATCGTTCAGCCAACGAAGTTAAGTTTACAAGTCATCAGTTGCTGACTCCTCCTACTCCTACTGCCGACAATCACGAGTTTGGTTACAGCACAGCAATGAGTCGAGATAGCCGGTGGGTTTATGTAGGAGCACCTGGCAGAAACACTGTGTATGCTTATCAATTAATTGAGTTACAACAGCAAAGTATTACCTATACCAGCGATGCTACAACCACAGTGTTTAGCTTCCAGGGTGTTATAAAAGTTGATCTAGCTACTGAAATATCAGTATCAGTGGATGGTGCAGAATTAGCCTACTCTGAATACACAGTGGATTTAAGCAATGAACTTGTTACTTTGGATGTAGCTCCAACAGATGGCGACTTGATTGTAATATCAAGACGCAATACCTGTATCGATGAAGGCGACGGTAGTACTGTTAGTTTTGACCTTACAGGTAGATCAGATAACAAAGATTTGTTTGGCGTTGATAATGCAGACAGTATCTTGATAACAGTCAACGATGAAAAACAACAATCAGGCGTAGATTATACCATGGCTGTTGCAGGCACAGTTGTGTTTGACACTGCTCCTGCAGATGGACACGAAATAGTTTTTACAACACAAAGTTATTACAACAAAATGTCTAACGCTATCACAGTAGCAGGGTTAGACAGTTCAGCTAGATTTGGACACAGTGTAACAACAACCACCGACGGTCGCCAAGTTATAGTTGGAACACCAGGTGGCACTGGCAGTGATGCAACTGCTGGTACAGTTTATGTGTTCGATAGAAGTGCATTTAACACAGTAATAAAAAGTGATACAACAAGCACAGTAACACTTTTAGATACTCCAGATGGAGAAATTTCTGTGTATCTCAACAATGTGTTGCAACTAGACGCAGACAAGAATGTCAACGGTAGTTACACTGTATCAGGTTCAACAGTAACCTTTATTGAAGAAACCAATCAAGGGCCATTTTATGTAAATGGCACCAGTGCCTCAGGGCCTACATCCGGAACATCTGGATTATTTTACCCTCTGTATCTTTTAGAATCGGCAGCCCTTGCTGCAGACCAGGGTACAGGTGCCGATGGTCCAGGCACTCATACACACACGTTTGATGAGTATCCTGATACAACTTTCTACATGCCTAACAGTAACATGAATCATGCCGAAAGTTTTGTACCAGGTAACATACCTCCATATCAAGATCCTGTTACAGGAGAAATCCGTGTAGGTCTTGATACTGGTGACAGAATTAGTATTGAAACAAACAATTTCCAATTGATGCAAACACTTACAGCTAATTCTCCAAGCGATAAAGCAAGATTTGGTTACAGTGTAGATCAATGTCCTACAAATTGCAGTATCTATATAGGTGCTCCACAAAACAGTGTAGACGGACCAGAACACGGCAGTGTAGAACGTTTTGTAAATCAACCTAGATCTTACGGTTTACTTGAAAGCAGCAGTGATGTAAGCAGTGTTACTCCTGGAAACAGCATAAGAATCAATGATGTTAACATCGAGTTTACTGGAAGTACACTTGCACAAGTGGTAATAGATATCAATGATGCTGCTACATTGAAACTAGCAGACGGAAGTGATAATCCTGCTTATCAAGGTATAAGCAATGTCGTGGCCAGTGCAGTAGGTAACAAATTAAAAATTG